TGGTTTTCCCTCCTGTTACGTTCTGTTACGCTTTTTGTCAAATTACCGTAACACAAAAAAGTCAGTTTTATCAATGGTTTGCGGGTTTGTGTTACGTTTGTTACGGTGTTACAGACTTTTCTACGCGCGCGAGAAATGATTTTTATAGTGATAAAATCACGCAGAAAATTTTTTCTCAAAATTTTATATAATATATAATTCCTCCGTAACATCGTAACATCGTAACATTTTTAACTTTTTAACAATCTAAAAAGGCAGCTCCAACTGGTCTGAAACCGTTGAAAACTCTGGGGTTTCGAGGATTTCTTCCATATTTATCCTGACACAGCGCGGCGTGCCCTTTGTTCCGGGGATGCGGCACTGTTTTGTCGGTCCGTCTCTTCCGGGCAGTGCTCGTCCCGTTCGAATCGCCCAGGACAGGAATGCTTTGGAGTCGAGACCGGCGTTTTTCAGTTCCCGGTCGAACACGGACCGGATGATGTAGATCACGTTCTCGTCCTCGTCCACCTTGCCCCAAATCTCCGCGTGGCTTTCCGCATCGAAATGGGCGCTGTTGACCGCGACGTAATCGTACAGCCAGTCCAGTGTTCTGCGGTTCACGTCGATATCGCCCTTGCTGAGCAGGAGCGACGCCATCTCGTCCACGGTCAGGGCAAGCCCGTCCTGGAAGATCAGCTCGGTTGCGATTGCGTCCGCTGTGAGGATGGCCGAGGCGGACCCGGCTTGCTTCTCCGTTACGTCGTTCTGCAGGACCTCGTGATAGAAGTCCTTCTGCATTGCCCGGACCCTGTCCATGTTGACCGGATCCATGAGCCATTCAACGAACTGCTTTCCGGCGTGACCGTAATTGTGGTTGATGACCTCGCACAGTCCGACCAGGTTGGAGTAAATCTTGTTTGGGGCTTCAATCTCAATGACACGGTTCCGAGCGCCACCGCCAGACAGCGGTTTGATGATTGTGTGTTCTCCATTTGACAGGATAACATTGCGCCATTTGGTCTGTTTCCGGAGTCCTCCGGACGCTTTGCCCTGTGACTTGCTCACCCCTTCGCACAGCTGATAAATGATGTCGTCGAAGTCCTTCACGCCCTGGCTCGCCTGGATCTGAAGTTCATCGAGGCACATCGGCAGGTTGTTAAGGAAGCCAGCGCGGGTCTCCTGTGCGTACCGGGTGCCGTTGAACGTCGTAACGTACTCGCCCAGTTCCGGACAGGCCCAGACCGATGCTGCCACCATCAGCGCAACCGTCTTGCCGTTCTCCGTACCGCCCCAAGCGTGGACCAGAAACGGGAGCAGACCGCACGGCTTGAGGATTACCGATGCGAAGGAGGCCGCCAGATATACCCGCGCCGCTGTCTTCTCCTCGCGGACACTCCGGATAATTTGCTTCCATTCGTCATAATCACCACATGGATGAACCGCCTGAAACATGGACCCAAAGTCGTCCTCACCGTCGAAGTAGATGTGCTCCACATACGGGCTGAACTCCTCGTATCCGGTGCCGACCCATCCGAGGCGCTTAACGCTTTTCTCCTCTTTGATATGGTCGTAGTTGTACTCTTCCATATCCATGATGTACGCGGACAGATCCTTGTCGTTGCGTTTGTTAACGACGATGCCGTACTTGGCCAGACTCAGGATCCCGTTCGCTATGGTGTCTTTCGGCACAATATGGCTTTCGTCCTTGTACCGTCCTTCTGCGGTTCCTCTCCTAAACCAGATCTCCAGCAGTTCCTCCCCGGTGTCAACGTTTTTGAACCGTCGTACCGGAGCGATTGGATGTGGACAGATCACTCGCTGTACGCCGAATCCGTCCACGACTGACACGCCGTCCGAGTCGCAGATGTACTTACCGGATGTGAGCTGCTGTTCCAGCGGTAGTCCGTCAAACTCGGTCTGATTCTGCCCTTCTACGACCACATCCCCGGACAGGCTTTTTAGATACAGCTTCCACAGATTCATAAATCCCCGGATCTTCACCGCAGACGCCTGTGCTTTGACCCGCTCCAGTACCTGCTGCATCTTAAACGGTTCGCCGGCGTACTGGTGGATGAACTCGTACGGTTCTGTTGTCTGTGTGAAGTCGTCCGCTGTAAACTGCGGGATAACCAATTCACCTGTCAATCGCTATCACCTTCTTTTGCAAAAAATCGTATCGCTTCCGCCGCTTCCTGTACCTCGTCCCATGCGGCGTCGATGTGTTTCAGCGCGTATGTATACCGTTCTGATATCTCGTCGTACGGCCCCTGTGGAGTGTCGTGCTGAATGATCAGGTCCAGGGCGGCATACTTATCCATCGCCGCGTCGTAGACCGTACAGAGCTGTTTAAGGCGGTTCTCGCGCTCAATGCGTTTTCTTCTGAGCTGTTCTGCCTTTTTCCGCGCCGCTTCATCCTCCTCGGTCCGCTCCCGCTCCCCGATCGGAAAGCCCAGCCCGAAGTCGTCGTTGATTTCCTTCATGGCGTCCAGAAATGGAAGGTTTCGAAATTGCATCACAAAATCGATCGTGGATCCGGACGCACCGCACACAAAACATTTGTAGACGTGTCCATGAAAAGAGAAGTTGTTCTTCTGTCCTCCATGCAACGGGCACGGAATCCTGTGTCGGATGTTTTGACTCATCAGTCCGTATCGTCTCAGGATCGCGTCCATCGGAACAGACTGTTTGATGAGATCCGCATAGTCAGTCATTTTTGTCGTCTCTCCCATCCGGGAACCAGCTCTTGGTGAACTGTCTTTTCTTCTTTGGTTTGAATTCCGTACATTTGAGTCCGGGCCGGCACCCTCTCCGATGTCCTTCGATCAGGATGAATTGACAGCCCCAGATGTCTTCTTTTCCTTCGGACAGATTCGCACACCAGCTATAGCAGCATGATTTGCATCGATTTTCTTTCATAGCTCAAATCCGGACTCCTCAAGGAGCGTGTTATCTGGTTTGGTTTTTGCCTTGATTTCCACGAGCGGACAATTCTTGTGTCTCTCTTTATAGAATCGAATCCACACGTCCTGAACCATCCCCCTTTTCGTGACGGCACAAAAACGGTCGTAATCCGGGAATCCAAAAACTTTTTTGTAAAATGGACATTCGCCGCAATTCCTAGGCATCTCCATGTTCTTAATCAGGATCATCATCGTCATCCTCCCGTTCAAGCATTTCTCGGATTTCGTCGATGTTTATATCGATCACTTCCATGATGATATCTGCAAAGAGATGACCTAATAAAAGCCAGCGTTGTTCATAATTGCAGTTAAAGTAGTTCGTAACGACTCTATCTTCGTTCTCGTTTCTCGTGACGATTGCTGCTTCTGTCGCACCATGCTCCAAAAGCTCTTGCGCCAGTCGATCCGCAAATTCAGCCCAGGGCTGGTCATTCAACGCTGCCATCGTTGATTTCCTTTATCAGTCGTTCGAGATACTCAGCCATCCCGCACCTCCCACATTGTCGGAGCCATTCCGAGGGCGATGCACTTCTCAGCCGCAAGCCGTTTCACATCGTCTGGGATATCGGTACATTCCTGCACTGCCTTGTAAATCCCGCCCTTCAGCACACGTTCCTCCATTGGAGGCTTGATTCCATATTTACGGCAATACATCAGAACGGCGTTCCAGTCATCTTCGACCACAGCGGCGGTAAACGCTCTGTTTCGGTCTTTGACGAATCGTGCCGCATTGAATTTAGCCATCCCCTTCACCACACTTCCTTCTCGCCACAAGCTGATTCACGGCACACATGATTGCCTTTGCCGTACCGTCTATTTCGTATGCGGTAATCCGACCGTTATTTGCGTATGACAATCGCATGGCCTTTTTCAAATCGTCCATAGCCTGTTGGATATCCGATACGGTAACATTAGGTTCAACTCCTACCATCCCCGTCACCGTCCTCCATCAGCGCATCTGCCAGAATGTGCATACACTCCGTAATGCGTTCATCGCAATCCTTCCAGTCGGCGGGATTGTATTTGCAGATTCCACAATTCCGTCTCGCGCACATCGTCAACCGCATGATTGCTTCACGTTCTTTTTCGGGTATCATGCGTCACCGTCCTCTCTGCGCTCACCCCATGCACAATAGCCGTTTGAGTAAAGGTTTTTATCCCAGAGCCAACACCGAAGAATAGTCTCTCCGTTGCTTTTTATAAACTTCCCCTCGCAGTACCTGCAATCTTCGCACCGCACCACCTCCACCGCGTCCACGGCGGAGATGTCATTAACCCGAAACTGGATTCGTCCAATCACCCATCTATCAGAATCGAGTGGCGAATCTATAAATTGTGCGGTCAATGCGTCATTTACATCTTTCAGGCGAACAAGTTTCTCGTTATACGCACATTGCTTCAACTTGTTACTGTCCATTGTCTGCCCTCCTATTCCATCTATCGACAAGTCTCGCAACTTCATCGCCATAGTCAGGCTGATAGAAACTGATTGCTGTTCCGAGTTCCGCTCCGCACTTAAAAGGTTCTGTGCACATGATTTTGTGCCAATGCGTTGTGTCAGAGTTTTCGTGGTTGAGTATTACCAATTTAGCTTCACTCCCGCAGAACGGGCACGGCTTCAGGTCATTCTCCATTGTGGGCCTCCTCTCATACCCCGATAGCCTCCATGACCTGCATAATTCCATCGCGCACCATACGCGCCTTGTCTGCCGTCAGCATTACACATTCCATCATGCACTTCGGGTCAGACGGCTTTTCTTCCAGCCTCCCAACTCCGGATACACAGGTGTTCAGCTTGTTCAGCGCACCAAGGCACTCGCTCAACATACCGTCCATCTCATTCAGAATAGCGGAGATGGGTACCTGTTTTGTGGTCGTTTCCATCGGTACGTTTTCAGTTGTGAAGTTCATTGTTTTCCTCCTCTATACAAGTCAGTTTGTTTATCCGCCGCATCGAGCCGAATCGGATGTAGGCATCATGCTTCTTGCACACCGCAAGTCCCAAGTCCCAATACCCGCCGCCCTCGGCTTTGATGGGGTTCATGCGGATTTGGAAGTGTTCACAGTCTTTGCAGTTCATGTTTCCTCCTTCGGCGGCTCCAAACCGCCCCATTGT